AGTGCTTCCAACGGAGTTTGGTCTACATCGATTCGTTGACGATGACTTGCAGTTTGAAAAGGCATTCGTTGAGCCGACCAAGTTAATTCTAGACGCAATCGGATGGAAGGTCGAACCAACATCATCACTCGAAGATTTCTTTGGATGATTGATGTTTTGAAAACACCACATGAACCAATAGAGTATAATTAATCCTTATTAGAAGGAGTATTGAATGAAGATCTTAAAGTTTTCCAGTGCAACATGTATGCCATGCAAACAACTTGCCAAGATCATTGATGGGCTTGACAACGACATAAAGGCCATGTTTGAGGAATATACGTCTGAAAATGATATAACTAAGTTCATGGAGTTCAATGTTCGATCTGTCCCAACTCTAATTGCGGTCGATGAATCGGGTAATGAGCTTCGTCGGTCAACTGGAATGATGACCGAGGATAAATTGATTGAATTTATCGGGGCGTAAGTCTATCTATAGAAAAGTGAAATTCCACAAGGAGAACGAAATGAGCGACACGACAGAAAGGTCGGCCAAGAAGACGACTAAGACACCGAAGGCGACCAAGAGTGTTAAAGTTTATAAGAAACGGGCTGATATTACGTTTTCAAATTTTGATTGGATTGACATCAAAGCAATCCATATTAGTATCCATAAGTTTTTGAATCCTGATGATGAAAAAGAATTTGGCTATAAAGCGATCCTGACACTTCTATTGGATCTAGAGAATGGAAAAGGCCTTATGCTTGATACCGACATCTATGATGAATGTCCACATTGTTGTGCTCGAGACGGCTTAATGTTGGCATGTCAACTCGGAGAAGCGCTGGTTCTTAACGATATCATACTTTATGATGAAAATTATGACCAGGTCGATGAATTCTCGGCTGATGAACTTTTTGAAGAACTTTATGAAGATGATGAGTATCATGAAGAACAGGATGAGCCGGAACTAGCTGTGAAGCTGGATACTAAGAACTATCACTGATAAGGATTATCCATGAGCGCATTACTTGACAAGATTAAGAAAAATAGTACCATCAAAGAATCGGCTGTACTAGCTAAATCAAAGTTCTTTCTTAAGAAAGACATGATTTCAACTCCCATCCCCATCATTAATGTGGCTCTAAGTGGTCAACTAGATGGCGGATTGACTCCGGGTCTAACGGTTTGGGCCGGGAGTTCCAAAAATTTCAAGACCGGTTTTTCTCTACTAATGGCTAAGGCCTATTTGGATAAGTATGAAGATGCCGTTCTTCTGTTTTATGACTCTGAATTTGGTACACCACAGAGTTACTTTAGTGGGTTTGGTATTGATATCGAGCGGGTTCTTCATTCACCTATCACCGACGTTGAACAATTAAAGTTTGACGTTATGCAACAGATGAATAACATTGAACGCGGTGATCACATCATCATTGTTATTGATTCTATCGGTAATCTGGCCTCTAAAAAGGAAGTTGATGATGCACTAGATGGAAAGGCTGTTGCGGATCTTTCGAGAGCGAAACAACTAAAATCCCTGTTTAGAATGGTGACGCCCCACCTAATGCTAAAAGATATCCCAATGGTCGTGGTAAACCATACCTATAAAACCATGGAACTCTATTCCAAAGACATTATGAGTGGGGGAACAGGTGGATATTACTCAGCAGACAATATCTTCATTTTAGGTCGTCAACAAGAAAAAGATGGAACAGAATTAACCGGATGGAATTTTATCATTAACGTTGAGAAATCTCGTTATGTAAAAGAAAAATCTAAATTTGCTATCAATGTATCATTTAACAATGGTATCAGCAAATGGTCTGGCCTTATGGATATCGCTCTTGAGGGTGGTTTCGTTGTGAAGCCAAAAAATGGATGGTTTGCAAAAGTCAATATGGATACTGGCGAGATTGATCCAAAGAACTGGCGACTCGCTTCAACCAATTGTACAGAGTTCTGGGGATCCATTATCACAACACAGCGGTTCCAGGATTATGTTAAACAAAAATACCAAATTGCCAATGGTTCTATTGTCCAAGAAGATTCTATTGACACCGAACTGGATAAGATTGATACCAGCCTTACCGATTTTGATGACCTAGCTGAAGGGGATTGATTATGGTTCGCCCTTACAAATTGCATGATTCTCTTCGCGAAAACGAAGACGGATTTGAAATCATGTCTTTTACTGAGGGCCCCTTTATGGGGGTCCCTTTTAAGATCAATTCCATCGGTTTAACTGATGACGGCCGTCTTGAATATGATTATAATCTATACATTGCCAGCCAACCCAATTTCGATAAGGAAGGTTTTGATGAAGAGGTTGGCCAGTTTTTGTTAGAATTAATCACCGAGTCTATACAGAATGAAATTGCTATGGCAGATCAAGAGACTATCAAGCAACTCGATGAAATGTGGCCGGATGATAACGTGAATATTGTTGAGGAGGATGAATGAGTGGATCCATCGAAAAAACTATCCTGTCTAATTTATTGCACAGTGAGCAGTATGCAAGAAAAGTAATTCCGTTCATCAAGCCTGAATATTTTATGGATAAAACCCAGGGTGTTGTTGCCGATACTCTGGTCAACTTTTTCAATCAGTATAATCATCCACCATCTCATGACATTCTAACAGTTGAACTGTCTAAGCGTCAAGAGCTCAAGAATCAACAAGTCTTTTCAACGGTTGAGCAGTTCATTAATGAACTAGACTTTGTTTCCAACGATCAAGATTGGTTAGTCAAGGAGACAGAATGCTTTTGCAAGAAGCGTGCTGTCACACTTGCTATTCTTGACGCGTATGAGATTGTCGAAGGAAATGATAAGACTAGGTCAGAAGATGCCATTCCAAGTTTATTGAGTGAAGCATTATCTGTATCGTTTGATAGTTCAATCGGTCATGATTACTTTGCCGATTATGAATCTCGATATGACTTCTATCATAAGGTTGATGAAAAGTTACCGTTTGATCTTGAGTTATTCAACAAAATCACAAATGGTGGGTTGTCCAGAAAAACTCTAAATGTGATTATGGCTGGACCAAAGGTTGGTAAATCGATGTTGATGTGTCATATCGCGGCGTCTACTCTATTACTCGGTAAAAATGTGCTATACATAACCATGGAAATGGCAGAAGAGCGTATTGCCGAGCGCATTGATGCTAATCTACTTGATGTTAACCTTTCGAGTATTAGAAATCTAGATAAAGAGCAATTTTCTAGTAAAATTAATCGACTCGTCAATAAAACTAAGGGTCAGCTAATTATCAAAGAATATCCAACATCGGGTGCTCATGCTGGTCATTTCAAAGCTCTGCTCCAGGATCTTAAGTCAAAGAAGAAATTTGTCCCAGATTTGATCGTTGTTGATTATCTGAATATCTGCTCATCATCTAGAGTTAAGTTGGCGGCTGGTGCTAATTCCTATACATATGTAAAATCGATTGCTGAAGAGCTTCGCGGTCTTGCTGTAGAATTCAATGTTCCCATCTTGTCAGCAACTCAAGTCAACAGATCGGGTGTTGGCAATACTGATGTTGATATGACAAACACCAGCGAATCTATGGGTCTTCCCATGACTGTTGATATTATGATTGCTATGATATCAACGGATGAATTGGAAGAGCTTGGTCAAGTCATGATAAAACAAATCGCAAATCGCTATGCTGATTCATCGTATTATAAACGATTTGTGATTGGAGTAAATCGAGCTAAAATGAAGTTTTTTGATCTGGAGGAATCCGCTCAGAAGGATATTATAGATTCCGGTCAAGATAAGGATGATGATATGCCAGCGTTTGACAAATCATCATTCGGTAAGAGAATGAAAACTGCGGGAACCGATTTTAAATTCTGATTGAGTGCAACATGATTACAACGACAATTTTCAAGTCAATTTTTGATAATGATACCAGTATTACAGTCAATTTTGACTCATTTGATGAATTTGAAAAAAGTCTTTATTATCTTTCAACGCTAAAGGGATATAAACCAAAGAAGGGAGAGCGAATTAAGAAATCAACCCCTCTGATTTCTCCGGCTGTCTATCGAAAGGGTACCACTAGGGCAAATGCTAATGTCATCAAGTGGACTTTTGCAGCACTGGACATTGATAATTATATCCCATCTGGAGATGTCGAATATGATCTTGTTACAAATTATGGCGATACTCGCTTTGTCTGCTACAGTACTGCTTCTAGTACTGACGATCATCCTAAGTTTCGTCTCATCTTCCCTCTCACGAGAGACGTTGAGGCTGCTGAAATCCCCCACTTTTGGTACGCCCTCAACACAGAGTTTGGACAAATGGGTGATACCCAAGCTCGAGATCTTGCGCGTATGTTCTACTGCCCAGCGAGATACCCTAATGCTAACAATTTTATTTTCAGCAATAGGGACGGTGCTCCACTTGATGTCGATCAACTGCTTCTAAAACATCCGTATGTTGCTCCAAAAAAGTCCGACAACTTCTTTGATATGCTTCCTCCAGATCTGCAGAAAGAGGTCATCAAGCATCGAGAAGCTAAGTTAAAAGAATCTGGTAAACGGGTATCTTGGACAAGTTACAACGATTGTCCGTTCGTGTCTAAAAGGCTTATCAGTGAATATAAGTCAATTGCCGGTCAGGATAACAGTGGGCGATACGCATTCATCTACAAGTTAATGTGCCAAATTGCAGCATCTGCAGTAAAAAAGCAGTATCCAATTACCGAATATGAAATCGTTGAACTCATCCGACAACTTGATCGAGATACGACGAATAGGTATCAGAAAAGGCCCCTGAATGTGGAAGCGAGTAGAGCCATCACTTGGGCGTTCACTAATGCTTACACAACTTGAACGGGTCTAGTTTCTCTTCACGTAATTCCACTAACCCCACTCCAGATTATAGCTTTTCTTGATAGAACTAGAAGTTCACTTTGACATCCGGTCGTGCCTCCCGGATGTTGGATCTTCGGCTCCGCCTCCGATCCAATGTACTATTAATTATTTTGTGTAGCTTTAACTAGACTAGAATTATCGTGACCAACTAATTTCAGACAATATTATCCCCCTGACCACTCGAATTTTGATTTTGAATCTGGTATTCAGCCCATAGCGTGTCGTCCGCCGGTGCAACCCTAAAAAGAAAGCCTTCCCGAAGGTTTCAGTTTAGAGACATGCTAATGGATGAAATCTTGCTGGGGTAAGCGAGGCATCCTCTAGGGCGGTCTTTTTCCGAGGGTGGATTTGCGGGTTCACCACTCTAACGTTTCTATTTTTGAGAGTTTTGTTTCTCTTTTGATTCATCAGAATTGTCTATCTGATCTTTGTATTATTTATCAGCTCTGATACACCACATCCTGAAGTGATAAATAATTTTGTTGGATGCTTTGGTCGGCGTCTAAAGCCAATGGGGATGCGGGTCCCGCGATTGGCACTTTTGCTATGTGTAACCCGAACAAATTTGTTTACTTTTCTGCCAGACTTGATATAATAATCACATCAACCAAACGGAGTCATCGAAAATGTTCACCATCTCCAACAAAGCCGATGAACAAACCTTCATCTCTCTTCGTGGTCTGGTTAAGAACAACGGTTTCTTCAAGTCTGCGGCTCAGCAGAAGTTCATGCTGAAATCCTACGGAAAAGAACAGATGGACACCAAGATGCTTGGTTATCTTGGTGTGACTCTGAAAGATTCTGATGCGACTTATGTGACGATCAATGGCTATTATCAATGGGCAGATTATGGAACTCGGTCGATCGTTCCGGTGATCGTCACGTTTGTGATTGATGAATTTGGTGTTAGGGCTCAATATAAGACCGGCGGTAGCGGCAATCTTCGTGACGGTTGGAGTCCCGATGCTTCCAAGTGCAAGCTGATGTGGGAACGCGACGAATCTATTGAAAAGCCCTCTTTTGAAACGCCGAAAACTGAAGTCGTCGAGTCCAAGAGTGAATGGCTCGGTGAAGTCGGTAAGCGGCTGGTTGTGAAAGGCAAGATCGTCTTCACGAAGCTGATTGGCTACTCTGAATGGGGTGGCAAATATATTACCATCATGGAAGATGAAGCCGGCAATCAAATCAAGGCTTGGAAATATCTTGGTGAAAAGGGCGAGGAGGTGGAAATCAAGGGAACCGTCAAAGAGCACGACCAATTTGAGGGTGTGAAAGGTACGGTTCTGACTCGTATCTCGATCCTCTCTGCTGAGACAGTTTGATCCAATCGACACCTCCAAGTTGTTATAATAGGGCTATGATTAGCCCTATTTCTATTTGGAGGTGTCTATGTGATGAAGCCTATGACCAATTCCCATTTATTGGGTTATATTGGTGAGTGTGTGGTTGCAAAATATTTTGGTGCAACGATGTCAAAAGATCGTTACGACGACGAAAAAGATATGACTTTACCTGATGGTTCTTTCGCAGAAGTAAAAACGCAAAATCGATTCAAGCGTATAAATGCTTTCACTGTTGATGCCGATAAGTCGTCAAACTTAAACAAGTGTCTGACAGTTGATAAACTATTTTTCGTGGAATTCGATTGGAGTGATAAAATACGTATCTGGGACTGTGTCGATCGAACATACTTTATAACTAAAACAATGTATGGCCTCGATCGGGTATGTTGGCCGATACAAAAAATGCTTCTAATACACACCTATGCTAACCCAAAACTTGCTTATGAAATGCGTAAGTTGTCAAAATCAAAGGAGTTTAAATGAGAATACCCGAAAAATATTCTGTTAAAGTTCTACGTGACGCGATCGAACTTCAACTAAAGAAGTCACATGACTATCAAAACCCAAACTCGCAGGTTCGTCAAGCCGACTATTATCCTCGCGGTGTCTGGAGTATTCTGGATGTGGTACATGCCAAATATCTTCGAATGGTGTCAGTACTTGAAGCTATGGAAAGTGGTGGTAAAGCAAACTTTGAATCCGTTCAAGATTCTTGTGTTGATCTAATCAATTATGCTAGCTTTATGGCGGCCTATCTTGAGGGGGCGATCGACGGACAATCACCAGAACGAGACATCTTCAATCGCAAATCTACCGGTAACGTTAATCTAACACCTAAGAAATTTGTGGAGTATGTTGATGAATCGAGTGAGTGATATCCGAGCAAAGCTAATCCAAAAATATAAGAACCAGGAATTCGTCATTGATAAAACCGGAGTAAAGACCGTCGAACTCATTGGCGAATCATTCGTTGTTGATGAAGACTGGATCATTCGTCCACCAAATTATGAGTATATTGAGCGAGAGATTCAATGGTATGAGTCTCAATCTCTCTACGTCGAAGACATACCAGGCCAGACTCCAGTGATTTGGAAACAAGTTGCTGATAAAAATGGTAAAATTAATTCCAACTATGGGTATCTCATTTGGTCAGAAGAAAATGGTCGGCAGTATGATCATGTTCTGAATGAACTCAAGAAGAATCCCAACAGTCGCCGTGCTTCAATGATCTATAATCGCCCAACGATGCACACCGATTATTGCAAGGATGGTATGAGTGATTTTGTTTGTACTTATGCAAATAACTTTTTGATTCGCGATGACAAACTCGTCAGTCATTACTTGATGAGAAGCAATTGTGCAATATTCGGCGCAAACAATGATTTTGCTTGGGCCAGATATGTTCAACAAAAATTGGCACACGATCTTGACATTGCCTTGGGTGATCTAATTTGGACAGCTTCATCGCTTCATGTGTATGAATATCACTTTTGTCACATTGAAAAACTTATCCAAGAATCGACACGATGAGAATGTATAATGATGTCAAATGGCGCAATCGTTATCTCCTTCTCGCCAAGCATTTCTCGACTTGGTCAAAAGATCCATCGACTCAGGTGGGAGCCGTCGCTGTCTCTAACAATGGGCTGATTTTGTCTGAAGGGTGGAATGGCTTCCCAAGAGGCATCCGGGACACCCAGAATCGTCTTGGTGACCGCCAAACGAAGTACGATTATATGGTACA